AGTCTACTCAATTAAAAATTAGTAGAAAATGGAACTCAATGATGAATGGTTTAAAACTAAAAGGTAAAAACGGATTATTTACGCCGGCATCTTTTAGCCATATTTACAGACTAAAAACAACTCAAATGTCTAACGATAAAGGCACTTGGTTTGGTTGGGAAGTAAGTAAGGTAGGACCAGTTACTGACAGTCAAGCTTATCAACAAGCCAAAATGTTTTCTGAAAACATTTCTAAAGGAAGTGTTAAAGCAAAACACGGCTCTGATAAACCGAAAGGATCTGACTCGCATTTCTAATTTCTTCGGAAGAAGAAATCATGCATGACGTGGGCCTGGAGGGAGACTGAAGGGCCCATGGAAAGATATTATGAATGAGAAATATATACAGATCTTTAATGGTTATCGTGGAGCGTATGGTGTCGCTAATATTAAGAATGCCTATGTTGATCCAGACAGTGGCAAACTTAAATTAAAACCAGGAGACTATCGCTGGAACTATGAAGAACTTACTGATCAAATTTATAATGACCATTTAAATGGTACTAAATCAATTGGTATCCAACCCTGCAATGAAGATGGGGAAACTAAATTTGGTCTAATTGATATTGATCCAGGTAACTATGAGCACTTTGATAAAAAATTTATCATAGACAAAATTCAAGAATACAAATTACCTCTCATTCCTATTCTATCCAAAAGTAAAGGGATTCATTTATACATTTTCATGAAAAAATTTGTAGATGCAGCAATACTAAAATCTTTTTTAAGTAATCTCCTTCCTCTTTTTAAGTTAAAATCAGACACAGAAATTTTTCCTAAACAAACTCAACTAACTAAGGATCTTGAACGAGGGGGATTTAGACCCGGGCAGTTTATTAATCTGCCTTATTTTAATAAGTCAGAAAGAAGAGCTTTAAATACCGATGGAACAGAATTCACTTTTGAACAATTCATACCTCTAGTTGGATCTAATTTAGTTGATCCAGATCAATTAACTATTATCACAGAGGGTATTGATAAAAAAATTTTTGAAGGAGCGGACGAAGACTTTAAAGATGGTCCCCCTTGTTTAGCTACTCTCTCTACCATTATGAAAGATCCTCAGTTCGATGGCAAAGATCGCTTCATGTATAACTATCATGTCTTTGTTAAGATGAAGTATGAAGATACCTGGAAACAAAAAGTTAAAAACGCTCCTGTTAAATATTTTGCTGAACAACACGCCAATGCCTGGGATGATAAATTATTAAATGCCAAAGTGAGATCATGGGCACGCTCTTTAAAAGGATATACCTGTACTCAAAGTCCTATTAACGATCATTGTAAAAAAGGAATCTGTGTCAAGAAAAAATTTGGAGTCTTAGCAGGATCTAAAGGAACTTATCCTGTCTTAACTAATCTTAAAAAGATAGATCTCGATCCTGAACCTGAATTTGAATTTGATGTGATTAAATCTGATGGAATGAGTACAGCGACAGTTTACTGTCGATCCGTTGAGCATGTTAATGATCAACGTAAAAGAAGAAATGCCATCGCTAAAGCGGCTGGATTTCCACCACCAATTATTAAAGGTGATGAAGATCAAACAGTTTTAGATGCCTTATGGAAAACACAAAAAATAATTAACCCTCCTATTGGAACGAGCTCTAAAGAAAAGTTACATGATGTACTTCATGCTAAAATTAATGGTCCTAAAGCTATGAATGATGCCGGATTTAAAACAGGAACCGTATTAATTGAAGATGGACATGCTTTTTTTAAATTTGATAAATTTTATGACAAACTAAAATCCAAGAACTGGAAATATAGCGAAGACAAGACCGGCGCCATGATGGAAGTAACCTACGAAAAATGTGGCATAGAATTTATGGAGCAGAAAAGATTTCCTACCAAAGACAAGGGAAAATATAATACACCTACTAAAAACATTGTAAAAATTTCTGTAGCAGAATTTGAAAACGTCCCTATTCATCACACTAAGTTAGAACATAAAACGGAGATTTTATAATGAAGAGAGAAAAATTTTCAATTTGGGGAAGAGAACCCGACACTAAAAAAGGTTGTAAAGCATTCTATCGAAGTAGAAAGGAAACCTGGCCCATAGGACACTCTTTGAATGAGGAAGATAAAAAATATATGTTAGAAATGATGGACGAACATTATTATTCTCCAATAAAGCCTAAATGGGTTCAAGATGTATTTAAAAGTGTAAAAGATAAAATAATAGAAATAAACATAGATAGACACCCTGTATTCACAGCTGACAAGCTGATTAAATTTTGGGTAAAAAAACCTATTATGAATAAAAATGGTTTATTTATAGATGATCTTGGTGAAGTATATACATTTTCTGTTGCTAGATGTATTTGCTTTGGGGGAAATGGTATGACAAATGAAAGTGATCTTCCTAGACCCGCAGTTTTACGAGCACTACGAAGTGCCTTTGCTGATGATAAGATTGAATGGAAAAGAGCACAAGGATATAGAGCGGGAATTGATGACATGAAACACGCACACCATGTTGATGGAAAAGAAGTTAAAACTATCTTGGTAAAGTTTTTTAATGCTATAAAAAAGAGCGAGGACGAATTTGTAAATGCTGTTTATCCAGAACATGGTAATTTTGAAACAAATCATATTTACTACGAAGACATAATGGGATGGAGATTCAAGGATACAGAAAAAGGATTAAAATTTAAAGATGCTTTTTCTAAATTTCATTATCGAAATAGAGAATATGAATTAATTGATCCTATTCATCATCAAAATATCACTTCAGAAGAAACTAAATTTAATACTTCTATTAAAAAAGAAATCCAAGAGTTAATCAAATGAAATGGAATAAAAAATGAAAAAAGGTAATCGATGATGAAAGCAATACCAATAGTTTGGAAAGGAATGGAGTTTAGAAGTAAGTTAGAAGCAAGATACTATAATCATTTTAAAAATTTAGATTGGGATTTTGACTATGAACCTCAAGTTCCTGGATTGTTCGGTTATCAACCTGATTTTGTTATATATCCCAAAAGAACAAAACTCATAGATTATCTTGGAAAAGTAAAACCTATTTACGTTGAAATTAAACCCCTAAGAGATGTCACAAAAATCTTTGAAGATCCTGATTATGATAATTTTAAGGAAAAAATATATAAAAATTGGAATCGTGAAAATGACTTAATAGTTTTTGGAGGAAAAGTGTTTGGCAGAGGACAAGTATCTGCCGTGGCCATTTGTTGGCAGAATAATTTTCCAAAACATTATGGTTCGTATGGAATCCATTATTCTCTTGCACGAGGATCTAACCAACAAATTGGTTTAAGTTGGAATCACGCCGAACTTTATGCGAAAGATGATCACACTTATCCACTTGATGGGGCTATTGGAGATAATGAAAAAGAAGCTGCGGAGTATATTGAGCAATCGTGGAATAATGCATGGTCTCAAATGAGATGGAAACCTAAGCCAACTTTAGATCAAAAAATTCAAGGGGTAAAGACAATTAATGAAATGATTGAACTAGTTGAAAAAACAGAGGATCCGGATCTGTTATTGGACATAATGGATGAAAAAGTATGAGATGTAATTGTAAAGCATGTAGATATGCATGGGGCACTGACCTAGTGCTTCTATGTATATTAACAATAATGGTGTTTGAAGAGTTTATGATATGATGAATAAGATAAAGTATTACGAAGAAACGATTGCTAAACTTGAAGAAAAGATTACTAAACTTGAAGCCGATGCTTTGGTAATTAAATATAAAAAAGAACGTAATTATTTAAGAAATAAAGAATATCAAAAACAATGGAATTTAAAAAACAAGGGATATAAAAAAGAATACAATAAAGAATACCGTTTAAAAAACAAAGAACGTGTAAAAAAACACACTAGAGAATACTATTTAAGAAATAAAGAACGTATAGCACGATATAAAAAAGAATACCGTTTAAAAAATAAAGAAAAAATAGCTGAACACAACAAACGATATTGGAAACAATATTATTTAAGAAACAAAGAACGGCTAGACAAAGCACACAGAGAATGGAGATTAAATAATAAAGAACGTGTAAGAGAATGGAATAGAGAATCCTATTTAAAAAATAAGGACATTATATGATGAAAAGAAATAAGGCATGGACTAAAGAATATAAGAAAGAATATGAGAAACAATATCGCTTTAAAAACAAGGAAAGAATAAACAAGCTCGCCAGAGACCGGCGAGCAAGGAATGTGGAAAGATACAGAGAATATGACAACCGATGGTGGGCAAAAAATAAAGAAAAATATCGGCTGCACAATTTATCGCCTGAAAGACAGGAAAGAAAAAAAGAAATATGGAAAAAATCACATATTAAAAATAAAGTACAAAGAAATAAATATAATCGTGAATGGCATGCAAAGAACAGAGAATATTCACGTCAAGTGAGTAAAGAATATCGAACTAACCCAGCTAACAAAGAAAGATTAAAAAAACTGTGGAGAAGGGGTATGAGAAAAAGATTAGCTAATCCGAATACAAAACTAAAACATTATTTAAGAACGAGACTCCATGATGCATTAAAAGGGAAACATAAATCAAAAAGAACAATGGAGCTACTCGACTGTACTATTGATGAATTGTGGGTCCATTTGGAATCTAAATTTGAACCTTGGATGACCCGAGAAAATTATGGCTTATGGCATGTGGACCATATTAAAGCGTGCTCTAAGTTTGATCTAACAGATCCTGAGCAGCAACAGATATGTTTTCGTTACACCAATTTGCAGCCTCTCTGGGCTCTTGATAACATAAAAAAGGGCAATCGATGATGAGAAAAATACTCGGGCCTCCGGGAACAGGGAAAACAACTCGTCTCTTACATTATGCCCGAACTTTTCTTAAACTGGGAACTCCTATCGATAAGATAGGTTATTTCGCTTTTACTAAGAAAGCTGCTACTGAAGCTAAAGAAAGAATGCTCGATCAAAATCCCCACATCAGTGAGAAACAATTAAAACATTTTAGAACTCTGCATTCCCTGGCTTTCTGGAAACTAGGCATGAAAAAAAGTGAAGTTATGCAAGATGAACACTACGAAGACATAGGCAGGAGTCTAGGGATAGAAGTAACGGTCTATAGTAATGGAGAAGAAACAACCGGCTTTGTTAATTCAGATAGTGAATACTTTAATATAATTAATGCAGCTCGAATCAAAGAAATACCTATTGAAGAGGAGTACAATACCGATATGTATTCTCAGGATCTCGATCAAAACCTATTATACATTCTCAGAGATGAATTAAATAACTACAAAGAGTCCTATCATCTTAAAGATTTTACCGATATGATTGAAAAATTCATTGTGGCAGAACTTTGTCCGAAATATGACGTCGTTTTTATTGACGAAGCTCAAGATCTGTCGCCGATTCAATGGAAAATGTTTGATATCTTAAAGAAAAACTCTAAGCATGTTATATTAGCTGGCGATGATGATCAAGCCATTTATGGTTGGGCTGGTGCAGATGTTAAAAGATTTCAACAAGAACCGGCAAAAGAAATAGTGCTACCACAATCTTACCGAGTTCCTAAAAGGGTTCAACATATTGCTGACAATATTTTAAGTAGAATACCAGATGAACGAAGATTAGAAAAAAAATGGAAAGCACGAGATGAAGATGGATCTATAAATCCTGTTACTTCTATTGAAGATGTTCCTTTACATAAAGGGAAGTGGTTAGTATTAGCGCGAGTCAATGATAAATTAATAAAGCTTAAACCATTACTCAGAGACATGGGAATTTATTTTGAATATAAAAACAGAAAGAGTTATAAAACTCATCTCTATGATGCCATTCAAAACTATAAGCGATGGACAAATGGATCCCAACTCTCCATCTCAGAGTGCAGAGATTTATTTGAATTTTTTGGAAAGGAATTTCCGGAAAAGGAAGAAAGACTTTATGATTTAAAAGAATTTGGCTATAGCCCTACTCAACAGTGGTTTGAAGTTTTTGAAACTGAACCTGAAGACAGTCTCTACATTAGAACTATGTTGCAGGCAGGCGAAGAATTATCCAAAGAAGCTAGAGTTAAACTATCAACAATTCATTCAGCCAAAGGAGGCGAAGCTGATAATGTTTTACTCATCATGGATAATACCAAAACTATCAGGGAAGCTATTGAAAAAAGCCCAGATAAGGAAGACGAAGAAAACCGGATTTGGTATGTGGGCGTCACACGTACTAAACAAAATTTATATATTATGGCGGCAAAAAAGGAGGCTAAAGGATATGACATCGAAAGTATACAATAAACAAATTGGAGGATCTCACTATAAAGATATGGTGATGCAGCCAAGCGAGTTTATAAACAAGAACAAATTGCAATTTGCAGAAGGAAATGCTATTAAATATATCTGCAGACATGCGCATAAAGGAGAAGTACAAGATCTAGAAAAAGCTAAACATTATATTGATATGATAATTGAAAGAGATTATGGCCCTCAGGAAAGTTGGGTAGACGGTTATAATAAATGGAAAGAGCTTAAGGATAAAGGAGTTGTTAACGGCAAAGTAAAACTTGGTGATTTAAAAAAAGAAAGGTGTCCACATAACTAATGCGAATTCCTAGATTTGAAGCCCAGACTGAATGGGTGAAGCCGACAGAATTTCCAGACCTAAGACAGGTAGATGAAATTGCAATCGATCTAGAAACAAAGGATCCTGATTTAATTAAAAAAGGATCAGGTTCTATCATTGGTAATGGAGAAGTAATAGGTATAGCCGTCGCCACTTCTTACTACAAAGGATACTTTCCAATTGCTCACGAAGGTGGTGGGAATATGGAGAAAGCTAAAGTGTTATCATGGCTTAAAGATATTTTAGAAGCTCCTTCCACAAAAATATTTCACAATGCTATCTACGACGTGTGTTGGTTAAGAGCCATGGGTTTTAAAATCAATGGAGATATTGTTTGCACCATGTTGGCCTCAGCCATCACCGATGAAAATAGATTTAGATACGATCTTAATAGTTTATCCTGGCATTATTTAGGCTACGGTAAAAATGAAAGAGCACTAGCCGAAGCTGCATCCGAATGGGGCATCGATCCCAAAGCAGAGATGTATAAGCTCCCTGCCATGCACGCAGGATCTTACGCTGAACGAGACGCAGAAATTACTTTAGGTCTTTGGCAAGAACTTAAAAAGGAAATTATTCAACAAGACCTAGAAGATATATTTGATTTAGAAACAGATCTCTTTCCATGTCTAGTCGACATGAGATTCAAAGGCGTTCGCGTTGATATCGAAAGAGCTCATGCCATGAAGAAACAATTAATGGCTGAAGAGAAAGAAATCCTTAACAAAATAAAATCAGAAACC